ATTCCGCTGGTTGATAATTTTGAGGAACATATCCAAATGCTTTTAGTGCTTCAACTAACCCTCTTTCATATACTCTTCCTCCTTCTCCAGGTGCCGCCATAATCCTAAAAAACTATTTCAAGTATTTATTATTCTCTATAGTGTTCTATGAAATGACAGTTTGCACATAACACTTCACACTTATCAATCTCTTTCATTAAAGAAGAAAGTTTTCTCTGTCCTATTTTAGAAGATACATTAAATTCTTTATCAGAATTTGTATGGTGAAACTGAAGAACTCTATAGTCATTATTTGCACATCTATTGCAGGATAATGTCTTTTTATAATTCAAAAATTCTTCTTTGTAATCATCTCTTCTTTTATCCAATACAACTCTTTCGCAGGAAAAACACATCCATCTATAATAATTTTGCCTCCCTCTATTTGCAACTCTAAACTCTTTTATTTCTTTTGTTTGGTTGCAACACTTACACAATCTATGAGTTCCAAAATCACTCAACTCTCTTGGATTATTTGCATAACGAACTTTGAGTCCTTCACTGATAGTCCTTGATTCTATATCTCCTCTTTTCTTTGCCTTTGCAATTGCTCCAGCACTAATACCATATTTCTTATGCAAATCTCTATATCCTAATCCAGAGTTATAATCTGCAGATATTATAGACCAATCATAAACTTTTTTACCCATTTTAGAATAGCAACTCTACTACTCTCTATTTATAATGGAGTGTAAGGAAATCGAATCCTTATTGCTGGAATGCAAATCCAGAGTAATAACCGTTATACGAACACCCCAAGTTTAGATATTATAAAACCCCTTGACTAAAAAGTCAAGGGGTTAGAGCAACCTTCCGATTTATTTATCAAACACCAAGAACAGCACCGATACTATCATCAAGATCCTGAATGACTGTACGAATATCAGCAATACGAGGAGGAATACTTACTTTATCATAAGTATATCCTTTTTGAGAATCAAAAAGAACTTGACGAACTGCTGCTGCTGAACGAGCATCCATTTTGATTGTTACTTGTTTTTCTTTACTCACAGGTCTCCCTCCACACGATTTTCAGAACGATAAACATCAAATGCTCCCTCAGGATAACGAGCACTCAGTTTCTCATAGTTCATCTTGAGGATTTCTTCAAAGTTAGTATCAAGAGCCATAAATGCCTGAGACAGATACCAACAAATGTCCCCAAGTTCTCTCTTCAGATGAAAGGCATTCTCTTCATTATAAGGTTTTCCCTGAAGGAAAATCTTTTTCACAACTTCAGTAAACTCTCCTGCTTCTGCACTCATACCAAGAGCAGCAGTTAGAAGACGAGGAACATCAGCATCAGCACTTGCTTCAAGTTCAGTCAGACGAGAAAGCAGTTGAGCAAAATCACTGCTTGCAGGACTTGTAGTTTGACGAACGAATTCAATATATTTGTTTGTATCAATAACTTGTGTCATATCAGAATTTAAATCCCTCAAATGATTTTTTAGGTTTCTTATCTTCATAATCATACTCTTCTTCTTTCCCATTGTCAAGAATATCTTGTTGTGCTGATTGTTCGCAGTCATAAAGACGCATTTTTGCACGATCAATACCAACCACAAAACGTTTGTGAATGGTTGGATCATTATATCGGTTTTTCAGTTGTTTCACCAAGATTTGACCAAGACCTTCAAGTTCTTCTGTTGAAATCAGTGCAAACATCAAGTCAGCAGTCGCAGGAAGACCAAAAGATTCAGAAGTATCTGTCAATTCAACGTCAGAAGAACCAAACCCACTTCTTGTAGTTTGTGTTGCACTCATAATAGGAACATTAAACTCTACAGCAAGACCACGAAGTTCTTCTGCAATGGACTTAACCAGAGTATAAGAGTTGATGTTACTTCCACCTTTAAATCTTGAGGAAGAACAGATATTCAAATAATCAATAAAGATAATATCTGGATGAAATGACTTCTTCAATGCAAGTTCATTCAAAAGAGACTTAAAATGTCCAGAGTGTGCTGAAGCAGTTGGATACTCTTTAATAATTAGAGTTCCTTGAGTTTTCTTAGCAAGATTTGTAATCTTGTTCTCAAACATTTGCTTTGGAAGATCTGCGATATCCTGAATAGGAACATTCAGGAGGTTCGCATCAATTCTTTCAGCAATACGTTCTTCTGCCATTTCAAGCGTAATGTACAGAACGTTCCGTCCTTGGAGCAAGACGGAGCTAGCCACATGGCACATGAATAGAGACTTCCCGACGCCCGTACCAGCAAGAGCGATATTAAGAGTTTTGTTAGGGAGACCACCTTTGGTAATTTTATTAAAGTATTCAAGATCAAATTCAATTTTATCCTCCTTTTTGTGATAAGACTCGTAACGTTGTTCATAGTCTTGTAAGTAGTCGTGTCCAATATGGTTATCAAAACTTACAGCAAGAGCATCAGAAAGAATGGAAGGAATACTATCACGATTCTTCTTTTCATCTTTGCCGTCAGCAATATGAATAGATTCCATCAGAGCAAGATAAATTGCTCTATCACGACACCACTTTTCTGTTGTGGAAACTAACCAATTAAACTCTGCAGGAACATTGTCAAGACAAGAAACCAACTGAAGAATTTCATTGAAGGAAGTATCATTAATGTCTTTACGTTTTTCTACTTCAATACAAAGAACTTCTTTGGTTGCTGGTTGATTATATTCTGAGACAAAATCTAAAATTTCTTCAAAGACAATTTTTTGATTCTGATCTTCAAAATATTCAGATTTAAGAAAAGGTATAACTTTTCTGACGTATTCTTCATTATGTAACAGGTTTCTAAGAATTAAAAATTCAACTTTATCCATAATTAAAAGCAAACGATACACTCATTCTAATTTTATTCTCTCTAAATGGAAGAACCATATGGAGAAGATATGTTGGAAACAATACTAAAATAGATGAAGTAGGATAGATGTGATAAAAATCTACATTATATGGAGAAGAAGTATCCTTTAGCAAATGCACTTTCTTTCCATAAGCAGGATCTTGAAGTACTAATGCTCCACCATCATTATTGTTCCAAGTTCCTGCCTTAATTGGGTTCTCAGTAGTATAGTTGAAATTGCAGTTTTCATCAACTATAGATTCAATTGGATAGTAAACACCAGCAAGGGCAGTTGTTCCGTGATGATGCATAAAATTAAGATCACCACTTTGATTTATATTTGCCCAAAGATCAGTACATACTAACCCATCTTTATATCCGTGTTGCTTACAATAAATGTTTCCGTATTTTGTAAGTATGGAAGAAAGTTCAGAATAGCTTTCGTATTTGGTTTCTAAATTTGGTTTACTATGCCAACCACCAAAATTACTATGATCTTCTCCATTAGGATCTTTATCTTTTTCTTGTACTGCATCTTCAACAAGACTTACATTCAAGTTATGTAATTCTTTTCCAAAATTGCAAACAGAAATGGGAATTGGAAATAATGGAAGAGATTTAAGATCCATAACTAAATTCTTCTCTCGCAATCTCATCAAGTTTTTGCATCACTTCTTCAGTGAAATATTCTTCAGGGTTTGCAAGAATCTGCTTTGCATAGATTTTCTTACCATCCATCTCATAGCGTCCTGCTACATTCTTCCAGAGTCCACCAATCTCACCAAGTTCCAAAAGACCATAGTAACGATCAAGACCGCGCTCATCATAATAAAGACGAATCTCTACATCCTTATTTTCTTTACTCAAACGCGATTTAGCAGTCTTAGCCTTGATAATATTTCCGACCACTTCCGTTCCATCCTTTTCTTTCTTTTTGCTGAGATAAATGATCGTAGACGCTGCGTACTTGAGTCCGCTACCTCCCCCCATTTCCTTAGTTGGTACATAAGCTCCGATAACATCATAGGTGTGATTAGTAACGATCATTGGAATATTTGCTTGACCAAGTTTTAGAGTAAGCATACGGAATGCACCTTTAATCAGTTGTGATTTGGTCATATCACGAACTTCTTTATCATTTAGAGCATCATTAATTTCTTTGCTGGTGGAAAGCATCCCCAGAGAGTCTAGCACAAACATACAAGGATTGCGTTCTCCTTCGGGTTTCTTCATATAAAGATCTACTGCCTTAAGTGCCTTACCACGAAACTCTTCTACGGTGACAACATTAACCACGACAATCCTTGATGTGTCAAGGCCACGACTTTCCAAGAGAGATTTG